AGCTGAAAATATCCGGATTTACGGAAGCCGAGTTAAGGGCGATGCTGAAAGAGCAAGAGAAGAAAAAAGAGAGAAGCTAGATAAGGAAGTTCAAGTTGGATCCAGAATCTTTTGCCCTCTTTATGGATGGGGAGAAATTTTGAAAATTTTCAAGAAAAGTTACAGGGTTAAATTTGATAGAGGCTTTGTTCTTACCGTGGATAAAGTGCTTTTTGAATTGAGGAAAGAGGGATAAATGACTGAATATGTGAAAAACATGAAAGAAAGTTTGCTAGCTTGGTTCCTTTCACCAGCTTGGCAAGAAAAAGGCATTGATGGGCGAATTGGTGTCAGGAGAGTCGCGAAGATGAGGAAACTTTGGCTTGGAAATGGGAAATTTCTTTGCGGAGGGTTCCAGAAAAGGAGGGAAAATAATGGGAACTAACTATTATGCCCGGTATAATATTTGTCCGCAATGCGGACGGTATGATGAGTTGCATATTTGTAAGGTTAGTTTCGGATGGAAACCGTTGTTTCAGGCTTATCAGCTAGAAGAAGATGGCGTGGAGATTAAATCGTTTGAAGATTTGCATAGATTTTTAAATAATCCTTTTGTCGAAGTTAAGATTTTTGATGAGTATGGCAAAGAAATAAAAAAAGAAAATTTTATGAAAAAACTAGAAAAAACTAAAGGGAACAGAGAGTTAAAAAGTCATTTTCTTGGAGCCAATTGGGAGTGGGTTAGGGAGCGGGTTAGGGTATGGAAAGACGCCGAAGGCTATGAATTCACTTATAGAGATTTTAGCTAGAGAGGAATCATGACTTATTTATATTGAAGGAGGTATGAGAATGGGCATAAAGAAGACCACACTATTTTTCCTGGTTTGTGATCTCTGTGGTAGCTATTTAGTTACAGGTCATCGATTGCAATTGCCCGTGATAACGGAGAAGGTTACAAGTTTATTGGACGAAGCGAAAAAGGCGGGCTGGAGTGATGTCGAGGGCAAATTTTATTGCCCTGATTGTAGGAGTGAGTAACCATGAGAAGAAAAAGTTTGAAGCCAATATTCTTCTTGTGTTTCTAGGGACGAAGGGAGGACTAGTAAAATGGTAAAGGTGTTTTTATGTTTATTATCTCTAGCATCCATTCTTGGTGGGTGGATGTTGGTCTGGGACGGGATCGAGGACAGGCTAATACATAGGATTGTGTTTGGAGTCTGTGTCTTAGCCGTCACGGTGGTTTTTCTTAACTCAGTTTTAGGAAGGTAGCAATGGAAGAAAGAAAGATACAAGTGTTCTGTGAGGAATGCGGAAGCTTTGATGTGGAGGTTAGAGGAGGCGAAGGATGAGTGATGCGAAAAAATTAAGGAGGTTCGGTTCATGTAGATGTGCGGATTGTAAGTGGCTCGGCGATGTACATGAACGTATTGAAGGCTGGTATTATTGCAACTTTTTCAACCAAATCGATTCGGTAGGCATTGATGTGGATGCTTCAGCAAGTATTATTGTTAACGGAGATTTTGGTTGCGTGTATTTTGAACCAATGAGGAGGGAAGAAGGGATACAGCTTTTTCTAGAAAATGGAGAGAGAGCAAGTCTTTGGGATATTTGCCAATGGTGGTGTCAAACTTACCCCGAGGATATTTTTGTCAACGATCCGCCTTTGATCGTGAAAATTAGGGATCTGACAAAGGAATTATTAACGTTCAAAAAGGGTACGGATAATGCTGAGGAGGCTTAAATGAAGAGAAAAGCGAGACCAATAGATGATCCATACGAGATATGGATCTCTTCCAATGGTGAGTGGGAATGGTGGATTCTGAAGAAATATCCAAAAGAAGATTTTTATCCTTTTTCTCGTTGGTTCTGCGCCGTCTTTTCACCGGTGTCTCGGATGTTTACAGCCAACGGGTATGAACTTCTTATGGTTTCCTCAGAGGTCGTAAAGGAAGCCGCTAAACCCATGCCGAAAAAGAAAATAAAGGAGCATGTTAGAAAGAGGTTAGCCAATGAGTGATGATGGTATTATAACTATTAGGTTTGGGTCAGAGACTTATCGTGGTAATTATTTTGAAGATTTGACAATCGACGAAGCTAGGATTAATGAAATGTTAAGAACACAACCGTCACGATATGTGTTCTGGTCGAAGATGGTTGCTATGGCAAAAGCGATAGTTGAGCAGAAGAAGTTGGAGCTTGAGCGGTATACGTCCCAGCTTTATACGTATCTTAGACGGGAAAGCGAGCGGACAGGTAAAAAGGAAACGGAGGCGACGTTGCAGGCTAAAATTCACTTAGATCCGAAAACACAACAACTACAAAATGAACTTGTAAGTGTTCGACTGAAACTCGATCATCTTTACGCTATCAAGGAGGCGTTTTCACAGCGGACGCAAATGCTTATGTCATTGGCAGCCAATCTTCGAGAGGAGTACAGCTCCACCGAGCTTAGTGTCTATGAGAAGACACGGGAGCTGGAAGATAGAAGAAGAAGGAGGTAAAAATGGGCAAAGTTCATTATGGCTTGCAGTCTGACCATATACCCGAAGAAGAAGACGTTCTTATTGAGGAGCCAGCTCTTTGGGTGTGTGAGGTGTGCGGGTTGAAGGTTTGGTTCGCCGGGTATCCGGAAGTCGAAAAATCCGATCACGAACATCGGTTTGTGAAAAAAGAGACCGACTGACAATTAAGAGGGTGGAATGCAGTTCGCAAGATACGAGGATATGGTTAGTTATTGGTTGAGAAAAATGGAGCGAATTGAACGCGGCAAGTGTCCGTATCTAACGTCGAGGCACGGAGATCCTTGTCCATGGTCTTCGCGTTATTGCAGTCAAGTCTCCGATAGTCGGTTTTGCGATGAAGTCGTTTCTGTTTTTATTCATCTTGGGGTGGATTATGAGGGGTAATGTCCTTTTGGTAGACGCCAACAATTTAGGTCTTCGTAGTTATAATTTGGCGGAGTTGTCGTATAAAGGCGCTCGCACGGAAGTTATTTTTATGGCGCTTAGGCAGTTAATTCATTATATGAGGAAGTTCTCTCCGGCAGAGGTCGTTTTTGTTTGGGACGATGGTCACGATAGTCGCCGGTTGGATCTGTTTCCAGATTATAAGAAGCCTCGCAGAGAGATAGACGAAGAGAAAATGAAAGAGTATTGGAAGCAGAGAAAGCAGCTTAAGAGAGTCCTTTTCAGTCTTTGCATTCCACAGGCTTACGCTCAAGGGAGGGAGGCAGATGATGTTATCGCCACGTTGGCGAATCGTTCAGAAGGAGTAGTGGTTATCGTTTCAACTGATAGGGATTATTTTCAACTTCTCTCTGATGGGGTCGCTCTTTTCAGTCCGACCAAAGGTAAGATCTATACTGAGCAGGTTGTGGTCGAAGAGTATGGCATCGCTCCGTCAGATTATCCACTTTGGAAAGCCATAGTCGGCGGTCACGATGGTATACCGGGTCTTCGGGGCGTGGGAGATCGCGGCGCACGGTTCATAATTAAGCATTTAAATTCTGGAGCGGTTCCGTCTGATCGGTATGAGGAGAGGGCGTTAGCTCGGTTCAATGAGGAGAAAGAGAAAATTTTTCTATATCGGCGTCTGTCAGAGTTTCTGGATGTTCCGATGTCGGAAATTAAGATGTCTTGCAATTCTTATCGGTCGTTTAAGCTGTGGTGTTCAGAAGCCTATGCGGTGTTGCGACAATACGGGTTCAATTATTATCTTGAACGGTTCGCCGAGTTTATGTCGCCGTTCAAGGATTTTTTCGAGAGAAAAGCATTGTTGGAGGCGTTGGTTAATGGAAAAAATTGAAATGTTAGCTCTTTTGGATGATTACATTGAGAGTTGCCGTCAGGCTGTACGGTCACTCCACCGAACAGCCGAGGCTTCTCTTGTGGAACGTATGAATCGGGAGATAGAGACGCTTTCAGAGATTAGAAAGATAGTCGAGAGGGCGAAGGATGTTTAAGGCTTTAACGGTAATTTTTTTCGTGTTGTTTTTGCTTCAGACGTTTAGGGTTTATAGTTGTCGAAAGAAAACAGCCAATTTGCTGGAACGACTTCACGGGTTGTTTTCTCTTTATGATAGGGTGAGAAAATTGAGAGGAGGGAAAGAATGAAGAAACGATTGGGTTTTGTAGTGTTAGTGTTGATTTTCCTAGCGGTAGTCGTCTTGGCGATCACGACGCTTTTTCGGTTGCAGTCGGCAGTATCTATGTTATCGCTTAGAATGAAGGATCAGGAAGTTAGATTGCTCTCATTAGAGAAACAGAGTCCTCAAGTCGGTCGTTATTTCTTGGTAGTGAAGGCGCTGTCAGATGTGGCAGCCGATAATCTTTCTTCTAGGGAAATTGTCGAGATAAGTCGTGTTATTTTAGAACAATGTCATTTACACGAGGAACTGGGTTTGACCCCCGCACTTGTATTTGGTCTGATGGAACGGGAGTCAGCTTTTAATCCACGCGCAATCTCTTCGGCAAACGCATACGGGTTAACGCAGGTGCTTCCGACAACAGCGGAGCAGCATCTTAGAGAGATGGGTTATCAGCGAGCGACCACGGATCTTTTGTTGGATCCTATTGTTAATGTTAAGGTTGGCATAGCGGAATTGATAAGGCTTCGCAGGTATTGGCTGGCCGAAGGAGTGGATAGCTGGATGGTCGTGTTGACGTCATATTATTGGGGAGTTCGCGCCACCCATATTCTTTTGACTAGGAAATCCGCGCCTTTACCGACACTCGAGTATGGCAAGGGTGTCTTGGAGCTTTCCGATAAGTGGAGAGAAAAAGGACTTTAAGGAGTAAAGGATGATTGTTTGGCCGTTTTTCTACAATCATTGGCAAGGTTACGAGGATAAATGGGTCTTGTTCATTTTGTCGTTGAATGTGGATAGTAGAAGAGTTAAATCAAAACAGATCACGTTTAAGTTGTTCAATTTGAGAGTCATTATCACTCTTTTTTTGTATGGCATTTGTTTGGATGTTTTGAAAGAAGGGAAGTAGCGTTGTGTTTGCTGGAAGCGTTGGATCCGATAAAGAGGAGGAAAGAGAAATGAGAGGAACGATAAAATACTATCCGATCTCCGAGCAACGAGATCCGTCCCGCTTAATAACAGAGCAGGTTCAATTCTGGTACAGCGGAGTGATGATGGGTCTCTTATCGCTTGAGGAAGCGAGAAAGAAGGTGCGACGAGGCGAGGCTTTCGTTATCACTTCTCAGGCCATTGGTGCTTTAAATCCTGATGGCTCTTCTAATTCATGATAAGAGGACGAAAAATGAATAAAAAAACATTAAAGGCTTTAAAGGAATCAATTAAAAAATGGGAAAAGGTAGTTAGTGGAGAAGGAGAGGATAGAGGAGGCGAGAACTGTGCATTATGTGAAATGTTTGCGGAAGATGAATGCGTTGATTGTCCTGTTTATATCAAGACCGGAGAGCATGGTTGTGGAGGGACTCCATATATTGAATGGCGAAATCATCAAAGCTATCATCTTTATACAACAGAAGAAGAAGGATTTGTGGTTAGGTGTTCCAAATGTAAAGAGCTTGCTCAAAGGGAGCTGGAGTTTTTGAAGAGTCTTTTGCCAGAGAAGCACCAGAAACGGAAAAAAGAAAAAGTAAGAAAAGATATTTCAATCTCTCTTATTCCTCATAGTGACGATGTTTCCAGGTCTGAAGTATTCGAAGTAAAAGAGAAAATTCAACAATCCTTAGATGAGCTTGGTGTCGGCTATATTTTTCAGGAAGCCACCAAGGAGTATAAGTTTGTACTTAAGAATGATGTTCGAGAGACAGTTTTCCATAGCCTACTTACCACTATTAGAGCGGTCACTCTTGGGCGTGAGGTGGAAGCGGTCGTCTCCTATATGGACGAAGAATACAAGGACTTCATAAGGAGTGGCAACTAGAAAAGAGTCAATTAGGAGTGGAGAAGAATGATTATTATTAAAGAATTTTTAAAGTTTGTTGATCGAGGAGAAGTTCCCTCTTTTCCTCTATGTATTCCTCCATCACGTTATTATGATACCGAGATTTTCGATGCTCGCCGCGAATGTATAGCAAAAGGCATGTGGGCGATTGTAGATTTGCACTGGACGAAGTTTCTTGTAGATTGGATAGGTAGTAGAAGAGTTCTTGAGGTTATGGCTGGGGCAGGATGGTTGGCAAAGGCGTTAACTATTCATGGTTGTGACATAGTCGCCACAGATAGTGGAGCTTGGGAGGCGGCTCAGCATAAAGAGGCGAAACTCGTTTTTCCAATAGAAAAATTAGGGGGTATTCAGGCCGTTGAGAAATATCATGATAGAGATATTTTACTCATTTCCTGGCCACCCTATAATGACCAGGAAATTTGTGAAATTTGCGAGAGGTGGACAAAGACCATAATTTATATTGGCGAATTAGAGGATGGATGTTGCGCTCCGCATGAATTTTTTGATAATTTTCGTATAGAGGAAGATGCGAATACTCTTCATATTCCTTTTCCGTCGTGGCCTTTTATACATGACACGATATGTATCGGTTATTACGACAGCAAAGGGAAGGTGGCTGAAGAACATAGTAAAAATAATTGCAGTTCAGATAATCACTTAGGGATATCTATAGAGAGGAACGATTTATAATGCAAGAAAATAAAAAGGAGAGAAAAAATGAGAAATCGGTCTTGGTTATGTTTTTGGGTTTTGGTGGGGCTTCTTTTGACCTTTTTTTTCATCGAGATCAGGCGGCTTCATCGGAAGTTCGAGCCACATTATAAGAAAACGCAATGTATAATGATAGAGAGGGTCAGCGATGGAGACTAAAAAGTTTTATGGTCCACTTGATTTGGGAGTTCAAATTCAATTGGCCGATAATGGGCTTTTCGTTAGAGTCGAGGCTTTTTCTCCCCCCTCACCACCTCAGGGTCGGCTGTGTTCGAACATCGAAGATTTGAAAGGCTTTTTGGTTAGTGTTGTGGACAGCTGGTATTCGGAGGAAGAAGATGAAGGCCAATAAGGGTTTTACTCGGTATAGAAATAAGAAGATAGTTGAGTTGCGTGATGAATATGGGTTAACGTTTTCTGATATAGCTCGAAGGTTTAGAATGTCAACTAACGGGGTGTGGAAGGTGTATATGAGAGAGAAGGGTTTGCGGGGAAGGAATAAGAAATGTTCGAGCGAGCAATAGAAATTTTAAGAGCGAAGATAATTGAACTTGAGTTATTGTCCGCCGTTTCTGGTCATGAGCCAGGTTTTAATGAGATCACGAAAGAGTTACACGAGGCCATTCGACTTCTTCAAAAGGAAAAGTCAGATGAATGAAGCGTTGTCCGTTAGCTGGTTTATTACGTTCGTGTTGTTTCTTGTTCTGGGAATAATAGTAGGACGAATTAATCAGGATGTTCGAAATCTTCAATCAAAGTATGAGACGCTGGACAAGAGGTTGGCCAGCTCAAAATTTCTCTTTGGGGATTCATCCAGCTCTTCTCGTCGTTTAGGGTCTGCAGTTCGTCGTGAAAATTTCGAAGGAATGACAATTAAAAGATGTCGAGGTGAAAAAATGAGAGAGTTTTTTGGGTTTCTAAATACGTTGGCGCAGTTTGTGGATCAGGAGTTGGCAGCCGCTCGGCTATCCGAAGTTAAACAGAAAATTAATCAGCTTCAAATTTTAATCGGGGCGAAACAGCAGGAGTTGCAGCAGAGGATGGAGGAAGATGGGAAAAATTAGAGTGGGCGTAGCCGGACTTCCCGCCGTTAAGACACAGGCAGGCGCGTCGCTTCCTGATACGGTCGCTCTTAGGGTGTTGGCAGATGTAGGAATCGAAGCGGTGGAGATTGAGTTTGTGTATGGCATAAAAATGTCCGAGCAGAAAGCGGAAATAATTGGCGAAGCGGCAGAAGATGTGGGGATTAAGGTTAGTGTTCATGCTCCTTTTTGGATAAATTTCGCGTCTTTAACAGAAAGTAAAATCGAAGCATCCATTCGGCGATTGGTTCAATCGTGCGCAATGGCGCATAGGTTAGGAGCGGAATATGTCGTTTTCCATCCAGCTTTTAATCATGGCAGAGATGAAAATGTTGTCTATGAGGTCGTGAGAGCGTCGCTGTTGCGAGTTTTGGAAGAGATAAATGGTAAAGGGTGGAATGGGATAAAACTTGCACCAGAAACGGCTGGCAGACTGGCGCAGTGGGGTAGTGTGGAAAGTTTGGTTCGGCTAGCGGAGGATCTGGGTATTGGGTTTTGTGTCGATTTCGCTCATATATATGCGAGGAATTTGGGCAAGATAGATTTTTCAGAGGTTCTGGATAAGGTTGAGGGGGTGTCAGGTGGTAAGTTGCATTGTCATTTTTCAGGCATCGAGTTTACTAAGGCGGGCGAAAGGCGGCACGTTGCGTTCGAGGATTCGTTTTTCGAGCCGTTAGCTAAGGAGTTGAAAAGAAGAGATCTGGACGTGACGCTTATTTGTGAAACGCATAATCCTTTTTTCGATGCGATTAGAATGATTGGGATTTTAAAGGAGGAGTAATGAAGAAGTGCAGGGATTGCGAACATTGTCAGCCTTTGGATGATGAGGAAGGTATTTGCGAGTTTTTTCATTTGACTAGGGTTGTAAAACTCGAAGAGTTTGACGAAAACTGTCCAATGATGGATGAGAATTTTAGAGAATTAATGCGGGTTGTGGAGGTGGAAGATGAATGATTTTTTAGAGTTTGCGTTAATCGATATTCTTTTTAGGGATGTGTCTAAGGAAGAAGCGGTGAAGATTAGAGAGCGATTGAAAAAATCGGGAGCATCCGCCGCATTACTTTCAAGCATAGATGCTTATTTGGTCGCGTCAAAAAAATTAGATCCAGAGGAAGTATGGACGTCAAATTGATGAATGTAAATCCTTTTAGAGGTTTAAAATTTTAGGTTTTAGGAGGTATTATGAGTAAAAGAGAACTTTTGGAGGAAGAACACAAAAGACTGACAGATCTTACGAGTCGTCAATCTACGTCTTTTTGGCGACCGAAGGTCGGAGAGAATGTCATTCGTATTCTTCCGCATTGGTCAGGAGATCCAAACAGGGTGTTTTTCAAGAAGGTGCTGAAACATTTTGGAGTGGGCGAAGATCGCAACCACGTGGTTTGTCGGAAAATGTTGGGAGCGGATGCCAATTGTCCCATCTGTAATTTTGTAGAGCAGTTGAGACGCTCCGGTCGAAAGGAAGATAAGGAGCTGGCGAGGGATCTTTCAGCGAAAGAGCGGTTCGCGATGAACATTCTAGATATTAATGAGCTGGATAAGGGCGTCCAGGTATGGGATGTCGGAATTACGATGTTCAATACGCTGCTGGTTCTTTTTCTCGACGAGGAGTATGGCGAAATTGACGATCTTAAAACCGGTCGTCATATTAAGGTTAATCGTACAGGGGAAGGCAGGTTTGACACGCGATATTCCATTCGTCCTGCGGCGCATCCTTCAGCAGTAGATCCTGCGGTGATGAATCAAGCGATTAATCTCGACGAGTTCGAGCCTTATCAAGTTCCGTCCGAAGGAGAAATGAAAGCTATGTTGGAAGGCGAAGATTTTGTTGAAGAAGAGGAAGAACCGGAGGATGAGATCGGAGACGATTCGGAGTGGAATGCGGAGACCGTAGAAGAAACAGGCGTTATTACGATACCGTCGGTGTCTCGCAAGTCTAGAATCGAGCAGTTGAAGAGAGAGGCGGAACGCTAATGGCTAGTTTTGAAGATGATTTGGAACGTCTTCGTAGTGAATTCTCCGTAATTGATCTTTCAGGGGCAGAGGAGGAGATCCGCTGTATTTCGACGGGAGTCGTCGCCTTTGATTTGGCAATGGGCGGCGGATGGCCGGAGTCTAGAATTTCAGAAATTTCAGGGGAGTGGCAGAGCGGCAAGAGCCTTGTTATGTATCAGTCTATCAAGGAGTGTCAGCTGCAGGGTGGAATAGCGGTGTTGGACGATTCGGAGCGGGCGTTCGACGTTAGGTGGGCCAAAGTGTTGGGGATAGATTTGAATAAACTGATTTATTTCGTAGCAGATTCTCTCGAAGAAGGCTTTAGCCATATGGAGAAGTTTTGCCGCAAGGCGAGGGAGTCGGATTCTTTTCGTGACGTTCCCATTCTTTATGTTAAGGATTCGTTGGAGGCCAGCATAGCGTACGAGGAGAAGTCAATGGACCTGATTCGTCCCGCGGTCGCTCTTCGTGCACGAGCTATCTCGAAATGTCTTCGTCGCCTCACAAATTTGATAGCCGACACAAGGGTCGCAGTGGTGTTCGTAAATCAACTGCGGGATAAGATAGGCGTAATGTTTGGAGAAAAGACACACACAGCGGGCGGCAAGGCTCCTAAGTATTATGCGGGGCTTCGTGTCGTGTTGCGGAAGAAGGGAAGATTGAAAAGCGGTAATCGTGTGGTTGGGGTGAAAGGAGAGCTTGAGGTAACTAAGAGCAAGATAGGGATTCCTTACCGGAAGGCCGCGTTCGAGATATTTTTCAACAGAGGCATTCCTCGTCATAGCGGATTGCTGAATTTTTTGGTCGACGAGGAGATAATAACACGGCCAACTTCTCGGAGTTATCAGTTCGGCGATAGACGGTTTACTTCTAGGGAGTTTTTAAAGGTTTGGGAAGAATGTGGCGATGCCATGATGGAGGCGTATAAGAAGTCGTTTTATCTAACAGCGGAAGGAGGATCGGAATATGGTTCCGCAACGGAAGAAGAGAAGGAGTCGGACTAGAATTCTCGCTCTTGATCTGGGTCTGCAAACAGGTTGGGCTTTTTCAGACGGCAAGACCAGAGAAAGCGGAGTTGAGGATTTTTCGCTGCGGCGAGGCGATTCTAGAGGGATGATTTTTCTTAATTTTCGCGTTTGGTTTTTGGATTTTTTGAAAAAGAAAAAGGTTTCACTCGTTGTCTATGAGAAGCCTTATGAGCTAAAAAGTGGGCCAGCCTATGAGGTGTTGTACGGTATGTCGACACGAGTCTTGGAAGAATGTGACCGGATGGGTGTGAATTATTTTGCAGTCACTCCGTCGGAGTTGAAAAAGTTCGTTGTCGGGAAGGGAAATGTGTCTAAGGTCGAGATTCTTCAAGCAGCAAAAAAAGAGTTCCGCCGAAAAATAGAAAATCACAACGAGGCGGATGCTCTTTTTCTTTTGAAGATGGCAGAGGAGAGGTACGGATGAGGATCGTTGTTTTTTCTGATTTACACGTTCATCCTTTTAGGATGTTCGCCACGTTTAAAGAGGGAGATAATTCTAGACGGTTGGAGATATTGCGCCGGTTGGAAAGGATCGTCGAGTTAGCAAATCATCCTTCAGTTGACTGTTTAGTTTTTTCAGGAGATTTTTTTGAAGAGAGAGGGAAAGTCGACGTTGTTTCGTTGGCTAGAGCGAAGGAGATATTGGCGAAGTTGAAGAAGCCGTTCATAGCTTGTTCGGGCAATCATGATTTAACCAGGTCTGGTTATTCGGCTCTTTCAGCTTTTAGGGAGCTTGTTGGCGATTTCAAAACGGAGAATAGACGCTTCTTTTTGGATGAAGTTGTAAAGTTGAAAGATTCACAGGGTGAGACGTGGGGGTTTTTCTGTCTTCCGTATAGAGAGGACGCTTTGGTGCAGGAGTGGTTGGAGGAAAGCATGAAAAATGTCGAGTTCGACGCTCCGTTCGTTCTGGTTGCACATGGCAATGTTAAAGGCGAGGAATTTGGATTGCCGTTCTGGATTAAGAATGGGTTCGATCCGCATTTTCTGATGGCAAATTTCGCGTTTTCGGTGGTCGGACATTACCATATGCCTTTTTTGATGAACAACGTTCTTATCCCTGGAGCGGCAATTCCTCATAATTTTGGAGATGAATGCGGTGGTGGTAGTGCGTGGAGGGTGGATCTTCGTGTTGTGGAGGTGGAAGGAGTTAGAAGTGTGGCTCATAAGGTTTCCAGAGTTTATTTTAAACATCCAGCTTTCATCACTGTTAGGGATCGGGCAGATGAGGTAGAGTTTAATGATAAAGATTATTATCGCATTTTTCCAGATGCGCTTCCAGCAGAAATGCCGGAGAATGTGCGGTTCGTAGTGGCTAAATCGGCAAAGGAAGTGAATGTTGATCCGTCTTCTTTGTTTTTACTCGATAGTCCAAAAGAGCTGATTGATAAGTACGTTAAGCGGACGGTGGATCACGAGGAGGATCGGGTTAAGTTTTCCAGGACGGGCCAGGTGTTGTTCGAGTCCACATCTAGGTTGGCGTTAACGGAGATCGAGAGGAAGGCGTTGGAGGAGATCTGGGATGAAAGTTAGGTTTTTGAAGGTCGAAGCGAAGAATTTTATGTCGTTCGAGCGGCTCGATTTTAAGTTTAATGATAAAGGGTTGTATTTGATTTTGGGCGAAGTGGAGAGTGCGATAGCGTCTTCTAATGGAGCGGGAAAGTCTTCGATAGCGGAGTGTCTGGTCTTCGCGCTGTTCGGTAAGACTCTTAGAGGAGTGTCGCCGGATTCGGTGATTCGCAGAGGAGCGGATTATTGTGAGGTATCGGTTATTTTTCAGAAAGGCGAGGAAGAGTTTCAGGTTTATCGAACTAGAAATCATCCTGTCCGCGAAAATTCGGTGGAGTTTCGTAATATAACCAGAGACGTGGATCTCACCGGTTCAAAACAGGTAGAAACAAACGCTAGAATAGTGAGCGAGTTGGGGTTTTCATTCGATATTTTTAAGAATGCCGTTTGTTACGGTCAGGGGTTGCCGTCAAGATTTGTTCAGGCAACCGATGCGGAGAAAAAGAAGGTGTTCGATGAAATTTTGGCACTCGGATGGGTGGCTGATTGCAGGCAGAGGGCATTCGAGACTAAGAAGGAGTATTTAACGGAAAAGTCATCGTTGGAGTTGGAACTTTATCATTTAAGGAGTGATATTGAAGCGTTGGAGGCTCGACGAAAAAATCTTTTTAACAAGTCACCGTCGCATTCTAATCATAAGAAGGAGTTAGAGAGAGTTCGAAAGGAGTTGTCCAATTTGAAGAAAAAGGTTGAGGAAGTCGAAGATGCCATGGAGAAGATTGAGGCGGAGGTTTTTGAAAGATCCGGATTCGTAGCGGCGTTAAAGGCGGAGTGTTCTTCGATAGCGGCTAAGTTAAGGGCTAATCAAAAAGAGATAAATAATCTTCGTGAAGAGTTGGCGCAATGGAAAAAGGTAGTAGGTAAGCCTTGTGCGGTCTGTAAGCGTGTTATAGATTCCGAGACGGCAGTTGAAGTAAGAAAAACGTCAGAGTCTCGTCTGGAATCTTTGCTAGCCGGTCAAGGAGCGTTGGAGGAGGAGATACGAATTAAAGAGAACGAGTTGGTGGAGTCTCAGGCATCGTTTGGAAGGGTCGAGGAAAAGTTGCGTGCCTTTAGAGAAATTAAGAGGAAGTTAGATAAGAAGGTTCGAAGTCTTGAAGTCGAGGAAGCGCAGCTTCTAACAGATATGAAGGCAGAGAAAAGAAGGGTGGAAGAAAAGAAGAAGGAGCAGGCGGAGATTGATAGGTTGATAGATGATTTGAAAGCGAAAGAAGCGAAGATTAACCATCGCCTTTCGGTTATAGATTCAGTAATCGAAGGATTAGATTTTTGGCTGGTGGGGTTTTCAAATCGTGGAATCAGGACGCTGGTTTTGGAGAATGTGTTGCCGTTTCTTAATCAGGCATCCGAGAATTACTCGCAGTTTCTCGTGGATGGAGAGGTTCGGATTGAGTTTAAGAATTATACGACCGTCTCATCGGGAGAGACAAGAGAACGGTTTGTGGTCGAAACGTCTTCTTTGTCCGGCGTGGAGTATTCACAAAGCTCAGGCGGCGAGAAACGCAAGATAGATGTTATCGTTCTTCTCGCTCTTCATGATTTAATTTCGTATCAGACCGGAGTGGATACGAACATTCAAATTTTCGACGAGGTGTTTGAGAATTTAGATGATTCTGGTTCAGAGCGGCTTTTGAGTTTGTTAAAGAGCAGGGCAGAGGAGCGGGGTGTGTATGTTATTTCGCATAATTTTCTAATCGGTGATTTCGACGGTGAGATAAGGGTGTTTAAGAGCAAGGATGGAGTTTCAACTATCAAACAGATTGGAGGAGCAGTTGCGTGAACATTTTAATGAAATAGAATGGATTTCTATAAAGGATCTTAAATTGCTGAGAAATCCAAAAATTCATCCCAAAGACCAGGTTGATCATATGGTCGAGTCAATTCGACGTTATGGGTTCGTGGATCCGTGTATAGTTTCAGCAGATAATACTCTTTTGGGCGGATATTGTCGGTTGGAAGCGGCGAAAGTTTTAAATCTTGATAAGATTAAATGCGTTCGAGTTAATCTTAGCGCGGAAGAGTACATGACTTATATTCTTTCGGAAGGCAGGATAGCCGAGGAAGCCTCTTGGGATTATGATGAGTTGATTAATTGGTACTTGGAAGCCACATCACAACAGAAGGAGTATTTGGTCGGTTGGGATCCAGCATATTTGGAAGATCTTTTAAGGTGGAGAGAGGCGGATAGCGACGTTTTCGAGGCGCCGCATGTGCCGCAGCCTGCATCCACATCGAACGACGACCACCGCCGCTGTGAGGTGGTCTTCACGTGTCCTATGTCGGTTCTGGAAACACAACGCCAATCTTTGGAGGCAGATTTTTTGAGTCTTTGTATGAAGTATGAGGGATCCAATTTCGAAATAAAAACGAAGAAGTGAAGATTTTAGCTCCGTGACAATTAAGAAGGTGGAGGTAAGAAATGGTATTGGATGAGTCGTTGGTAAATGTTGCGGCTGCGGCGGAAGTTTTTTCGGTTCATCTTAATGATGTTTGTTTTGATGTTTTTCTGAAAGCGTATGGTGCAGCAGTAGATGCGCTAGTGCTGTATCCCGGAGATCCACGTCGTGCGTATGATGCAGCGTTGTGGCTGGATTCTATTCGCTGGTTAGTTCTAAATAGAGCGTGCAGAATCAAGACAGTCAACGGTCGCCGGTTTGTTCATTCCTTTTTCAGTCTTTTCTTTTTTCCATCATCAGATCCGTGGTGTGGGTTTTGTATGAGTCATGGGTTGGACTGCAAAAGCTGTCCTATGTTGTATTTCAGAATGGTAAGACCGTCTTCAAATGCGTTGGTAGGCGCAGACAGCTATCTTTACTGTTCAATGTTCGGAGCGGTTTCGAGGGTGGTCGGCAGAAAACTTTTCGAAGTTAGAACCGACTCAGATTTTTTAGAGTTTAAATCGTATCTTCGGCGTGTCATACATAAGACTCCACCAACTTTAATGTTTGAGGAGAGTAAAGTCGATGAATTTTTACGAAAAAGCGGTTTACTTTCGAATGCTTCTTTACCAGCTAACTCAACAGCTTAGGGTGGCAGATTCGAAGTTTGAAGCCGATCTCGAGCCTTTAGTGGTAGCCATGACGATAGGTATGGAGCGAGTTTTAGAGTACTGGGACGCCGAGAAGGGTTCGTCTTTTGCGGAGACGCAGAAGGAGTTGATTCTTAGATATGGTAAACAGATGTTGGAGGACGACGCACAGAAACTTTATGAGTCTATTAAGAGCTGTGAAAATTTAGAGAATGTGACAATATAGATAGTGAGATTTTAATAAGGAGGTTTTAAATGTCAGAAAATGCGATAGCGAATGAAGGCATAAGGGTTCTACATTTAGGCCGTCCACCTAAAACCGTCGTGATTGAGGAACCGGAAGGAGTGTCTATTCAGACTTTAATCGAGCGCGGCATTTTGGAGGGTGGAGCAGAGCAGTATTTCCTTAACGGTCAGCAGGTCGATGAAGCAGCGATAGTTAAACCCGGAGACGGTTTGGTTTTAGTCGATTCTATTGTAGCGGGGTGAAGGATGCGGTTCCTTCTTGATGCTTCTTGGGCGGTGGGGGTCGTTAAGACAGCGGGTGGCGAAGTTGTTCCTGCCTCCACCGTCTTAGCATCAGTTCGTAATCGTTCTTTTTTGGGATTCGTGGATCAGGATGGCAATATTTGTGTTCATCCTGAGTCTTTTAATATTATAAGAGATATTTGTCAGGAGAAAGGTTGGCAGTGGCATCAGATTCAAGGTCAATCAGTTACGGAAGATACCGGTTCAGAGACTCGATTGTCATCCGAGACTTTAAATAGGGTTCAGGCAGTATTGGATGAGATGCGGATTGAGGTTAGTGAAGTTCAACGACGGATTCAGGCAGCTTTTCGTAGGTACCCGATACTCGAACCAGAAGAAGTTCAGACAGAGCTGCGAGTGGATGAGCATGGTAGGTTGCGGTCAGTTTCGGTTCCCAACGTTCGTTCCGCAGCTCAATCAAATAGGATGGAAAAATTGAGAAAGGCGGAGGAGCAGGCTCGTCAGCGCATTTTGATTACAAGTGTGGAACCAAGGGTGGTCGACGCAGTTACGGATAGGTTGATTTCACAGTCCGGTCGAATAGAGCGGGGGTTGAGGGATAAGATTTCGGTTTTGGCAGCCGCTTTTGATGAGAAACAGAAAGAGTTCAAAATGGCAGTGTCCGCCTATTTTTCCGCTAAGTTTGTGTTGGATGAGCTGAATAAGCTAAAATCAGAGAAGGTCGATGATCCGCAGGAAAAACGACAACGCGCCAGACAGTTTCGAAGAATAGCGGAGCTTTTCGCAGGCTCTCCAGATTCGTATGAGCAAGCCTTTCAGGCCGGAGTCGACAGTTTCATTGCACAGATTCCGCCCTTAAATGGAATAAAAAGGGAGGTAGACAAGACGATACATTCGATGATTTCTATTTCAGCAGCAATATCTAAGGAGAAGGAAGCGTTGGCTAAGGCAACTGCGGATCGCAGAGCGGTCATTCGTAAGGATGTCGAGACTCAGTTACAGGAAATAGCGTCTTTTCCGTTTATCGAACGAATTGGGTTTTGCAATTCTTGGTTGGAATTTGATACAACAGAGGCTAGGATTCGATACAATGGGATGATTTATCCTCTCGGTCGGTTTCGGATCTGCATTTCTCTTTCATCTTCCTCAACCGCAGATATTCATCTTGTTAATTTAGACCATCAGAATACAAGTTATACGCATCCTCATGTGACAGATAGTGGTGAAAGTGTTTGTTGGGGCGATATTAAGGAAGGGGTGTATAAGTTGTGGGCGGATTGGAATTGGACGGTGTTAATTCAGGTCATTTGGAATTTCTTGAATTCTTATAACGATGATGATCGCTTCACGTCAGTCGAGAGCCTGGCGGAGCGATGGGGCGTTAAACCTATAAAGGAGGAAAGTGATGGAGTTTCGCAGACAGGTTGATATTTTCAATCCTTTAGATTATGAAGATGTTAACGTTCATGTTATAGGAGCGGGCGGCATTGGTTCTTTTACTGCAATTGCGTTGGCAAAGTTGGGGCTGGCGAGGATAACCGTTTGGGATGGCGATGTAGTTGAAGAGCACAACGTTCCCAATCAGTTTTTCAAGTTGTCTGACGTAGGAAGGTCAAAGGTTGAGGCGCTCGCGGACATAATTGAGGAGTTGACAGGTACTAAAGTGGAGGCTATGAATCGGTTTTGGTCAACCGATGATGTTTTGAACGGTATTGTGATAGCGGCAGTTGACAGCATGGGAAAAGATGAAGAACATGAACACGCCGGCCGCAAGGAAATCTGGGAACACGTTAAGAAGAACATTTTCGTTCCGCTTTATATTGATGGTAGGATCGGCGGAGAGACCATTCGGATTTTAGCTATTCGACCTATCAACGATGCGATGCACCATAAGTGGTATGAAAAGAATCTTTTCTCTAACGCAGAAGGGTCGGAGCAGTCTTGTACAGCCAGATCCATAATCGATGTCGGCTTTATGGTCGCATCCGTCGTGACGAATATAGTCCGTCGCTATTTGAAGAACGACGAGGTCGTTCGGGACACCGCCATTAGTATGGCGGATCTGACTATCGTTAAGTTTGAGGTGTAAAAATGAAGGGTGTAAAAAAGGTTAGCAATAATGTCATGTTTGGGGATGAATTAGCAGAATGGTCAGTCTTTTTTCCAAGAAAGGTTTATGATAAGTTGCTGTTCATCGCTCGTGAGTGCGACCCAAACGAGGTTCAGTTTTTGGGAGAGGTCAAGCTAGACGCAGAGGCTTCTCGGTTCGTTATTAAGCAGGTTCATCTGTTGGATCAGAAGGTGTCATTCGGTTCAGCGTCATTCGATATGGCGTCCGTGGCCGCTTTTTTGAGTTCTCATAAGAATCCAGAGGCTTTAAAATGTTGGATACATTCTCATGTTTCGATGGGAACCTTTTGGTCCTCCATTGACACTGACACGATAGCAAAGTTAGCCCGCTCCACCGGGTGGTTGGTTAGTGTGGTTATGTGCGTGGACGGTTCGATGAAAGCGAGAATGGATGTCGATTTGAGTTATTTGTCATCTTTAGGATCCGATCTACAGAAGTCATGTGGCCTTCCATCTATCTTTTTTCCAGCTAGGGTGACTTTTGATTCTTTTAATGTGGTGGTAGCGGATTCATTAACGGCGAAGGAGAAGGAACGGTATCGTAAAGAGATTTCAGAGAAAGTTAAGGAGGAAGTCACGCGTCCTTATTACGGTCGTCAGTCCTTTCTTCCAGGTACGACCATTCATACTATTTCCGTTCCGAACGACTCTCCCTCTAGATTGGGTGGTTGTTTGGAGTGCGGTCATTTGCTGATTGATAAAGGCAAATTTTTTTGCGACGAGTCCTTTCCCGGTCGTACTCTTCCTCGCCTTTGGACTAAGTGCGGCCGGTTTATTCCAGCCAAAACGGCGAAGCGTCCTGCTGATTGTGTTTATTTTAGCGTGGCAGAGGATTTAAATGGTAATGAGATCGCGCGATGTTCACTTCAGGGGGGTGTTATAGAAGCTTCTTGTCCGTGTTCGGAGTTTAAGCGGCAGGATGAGGAAAATGGCGTAGAAGAGTTGGAGGATTCTGAGACGTGTGTCTGTTTGCGTTGTAAACATTTGGTGATAGACAACGGCGAGTTCGCTTGTTCTGAGTCGTTTCCAGCGCGTAATCTATCGCTTCTTCGGAGGAGTTGTAAGCTTTTTGTTCCGACTACTGAGTCTTCTCGCTGTCCAGATTGTCAGTATTTTAAAGTAGTGACGATGGAAAGTGGAGCCGAGAAGGCTTTTTGCTCGTACTGTAACGAGGAGATTCTAGCGGGTCCAGAAGCTTGCCCCGATTTCGTCCCAGCAGACGAAGACATATGTGCAAATTGCCGATTTTATTTGGGGGAATCGTCGCAGTGTTTAAAAGGAGTTCGGAAACCCAAAGGCGTTTGTCCTCTTTTCGTTCCCAATGACTAATTGTTACTTTTGTTCGTCTTTCCGTTCCGATCAGTTTCGTTGATCGGTAGTCGAGTATTACTTTTTCTTCCTTAAAATTGTCGCCTTTTGTTCTTTTTTTCATTTTCCACTTGACTTTTAAGCTATAAATGAGTATCTTTTTTGTTGGTGGCAAAAGAAACTCAAATTAATAAGAAAGCGGACGATACGGACGTTTTGGATTCCGAATATCCTAACCATTCCGAGAGTTTTGAAATATATTACTATTTAGGTGAAAGTAGAACTCTTCGTGAAACCGCAGCAATAAGGTTCTCTCAGCTGTATCCTAATCGTTCTGAAGATGATCCGAAGTTCGAGTCGTTCTATACCAAGATAAAAAGGTGGGCGAAGAAGGAGAATTGGAAGGATTGGGTTAAACGCAAAGAGATGGAGGAAAGACAGAAGCGCGAAGAGCAGATGAGGGAGAAGATAATTCAGTCCACCAGGAACGTAGTAGGTTATCGTGGAATGTTGCAGCAGGGGTTGGTCGCTTTTTCACGTCGAGTGCAGAAGACGGTTAGGTTGTTGACTCAGATTAGCAGGCTTGAAGAGGCAGCTTCTCGGGAACCAGATCCAGCAAGGATAGCGGAGATGAATGCAGAGATAAGAAGGCTAAGAGCAGAGCTGATGGAGACGGGAGTTGAGATAAGAAATTTCAAAGAGGCAAAAGAGTGTATAGAGTTAGACCTTTATTTGGCTCGGGTTCTGGAGCAGTTACCCGAGACTAGACCGTTGGACACTAAGTTGACGGAGGATGAAGTCGAAAAAGTTGATAGGATAATGGAGTGGTTGCGCAAACACGCCGCCGAAGCGTTAGCCGATAGCGGTAATGGAGATGAAAAATGAAAATAACGTTATGTGATCTCTGTAAAAAAAGGATTAAATGTCCAACTTATCTCTTCGTTTCTGAAATACCTGGTTCAGGAAGAATATCGTTGGAATTGTGTGGAGAATGTGGGTTGGAGGTTTTCTCTTATGTTAAAAAGATTAAAAATGGGAAGAAGGACAATAAGGAATGAGATTTTTCTTGTCAAATCCTAACGGTCGAGATCTAGATTGTTCCAAGGTGGCGCATCAGCTTTACGGGTTGGGTTATCATCCGCTTGAATATTATAGGTGGTATATGCGAATTCCGTTAATTAGGATGATGTATGGTTTGGCAAAGCTGTACGCTCCGGAGAGTGTGGAGACGATGAACCGTATAAATTGGAGTTGTGTTTTTCGTGTTGTGTTGTCGTTTGTGGTTTGGCAGTTGAGGAAGGTTTTCGGACGTGGTTCTTATTTCCGGCATGATGATTCAGAAAAGACTGCACCAGACAATAGTTGTTCTTTTGAGGTAGAATCGAAGAAGGATTGAGATGGGAATTCAAAAAAGACTATTTTATGTGATGAGTTGCGATGAATGTTTATGTATGCTTGGGGAAAACGAAAACCTATCATTATCATCCATAGCAGATGAAGATAAAAAAATCATAATTAAGATAGCCGAAAAACATTATAGATGGAAAAACATTGAAGGAAAATGGTTGTGTCCCAACTGTCAGGAGGAGGATTGAAAAATAGCAAATGAACCGGTCAGAGGATTTTTAAAATAAAGTTATTTGCGGTATTTTCATTTTAGTTGTTGGAGAAACCAATAAAATTGGAGATTTATTCTCCTAGAAATACAATTGTAAGGAGGATTGTATGGCACAGAAAAAGAAGCGGAAGCCACCTCAATTTAAGGCGGTTCCGTTCGGAGAGATTCATGAGTGGGAGAAGAATCCTAGAAAGATTGATCCAACCAAACTGCGGCAGCTGGCAAATAGTGTAGCTAAGTATGGGATGTTTCAGAATCTTACGTGTTGGAAAGAAGGTGATAAGATTGTAACGGGTGGCGGGAATATGAGGTATAGGGTATTGAAGGATGTTCTGAAGTGGCCGAGGGGTAAACCTATCTACATTTCTTTAAATTTTCCAGAGACGGAAGCGGAAAAGATAGAGCTTTCTATTTTAGACAATCAGGCTTTCGGGCTGTATAATGAGCTTGAGGTTGCCAATCTTGTTCGACCGTATGCGGATCAGATTGACATGGATATGATTTCTTTTTCCGTTTCACCTCCGATGTTGCTGGAAACCATAGCTTTTGATTATGGCGCGATAGAGGAGATGGAAGAGCTGCCAATCGTACCTCACGCATCCGAGAACGAGGGCCCCCATTGCCGTTATCCCGTTACGGGTTATTTAGGAGTGATAGGCTTGGGTCATTACATTTGCACCATTTCAGCGGTGTATACTGATGCGGTCGCAGAGCTGCTTCATCGAAAGTATGGAAATACCAGGCAGGCAATGCGTGAAGGAGTTCTTTGGGCGTCGCAGAGGATTCTTGAAAAGTTAGAAAGCGAGGAAGAAAATGCCACGAAGAGTTAAAAAGGTTAAGCCGAAGAAGAAGGGCAAGATGCAGGTTGGTGAGGTGGTTATAGAGTCTATGGATCACACTCAAAGACTTGCAGCAACAAAGCATCCACCGGAGTTTAAGACTGTTAGATTTGGTGATATCGAGATGTGGGATGTGAATCCAAGAATTATCACACCGGAGAAATTGCAAGCGTTAGCAAGAAGTATAGAGAAGTATGGACTATTTAAGACGTTGACGGTATGGCCTAAGGAAAGAGAGAAAGGTAAGTATGTTGTAGGTGGTGGGAATATGCGGTATCGCGCGATGAAAGAGATTTTGGGTTATTCCGATGATGAGATGGTGGAAGTCTGTGTTGTGACACCTAGATCGTATGCGGAGAAGATAGAGATTTCGCTGTTAGATAATCAGTCGTTCGGATTCTACGACACTCTTGAGGTAGCCAAGCTTATAAAGCCACACGTTAACGAGCTGGATATGGGTATGCTAGCGGTGGATATTGAGAGTCCGATATCGTTGGAGCAGGTGGTGGAAGATGTGGATGAGGCAGAAGATTCCGCACCTCTTTCACCAGAGGCAGAGTATCGAGAATCCGATGGCAAGACATATGTTCCCATCGGTGCGGATCTGATAGTGGTATCGTTTGGAAGTTTTGGAGGCGTTGTTCAGAGGGAAGTTATAGATAAGATAGTGTCATCGCTTTCTAAACGGTTCGGATCGAATCGTTCGGAACGGGAGTTGGCGGGTGAGTGGATAGCCAAGTATCTGATAGAGGTTCTGACGGAGGAGGTCGGGCCACCCTCCAACTTAAAGTTACCCGGGTCAGAAGAGTTTATGGCTTATTGGCAGGAAATGAAAGAATCTCAGCGGGTCGCAAAACAGAAGGAGTATGAGGAATGGCGAAAGAAGGTATTGTCAAAGAAGCGCCAGCAGTAAAGAAGACGCCAGAACCGTTAAGGATCTGGCATACGTCTTCGCAGAGGAATATGCTGTCTGGCTATGTGGTGGGACTGTTCCGTTATTATTTAGCCAAGAAGGGTCTTAGAACCGACCATTCCAAGGATTTTAACGTCATTTTTTACACGTTGTACTCTCCGGGTGATGTTTATAAGTTGGCAAAGTTAAGAGAACAGTTTCCGAAGACGCTGATTATAGCGGGCGGAATAGAAGGATTCACACCGGCATACATTTTGAATTTTGCGGATTTTGTTTGCGCAGGCGAAGGGTATCATTTTATGAAGAATTTTCCGACAGATAAGGGAGTGGAAGGACTGATCGAGTGGTGTAAGGAGCAATCCTATTTAACTTATCGCGGAAAGTTGGGCAAACCAACTTATCCAAGCTACGAGATTCCATGGCATGAAATCCCAGCGGTGCAGGTTTCAAAGAAGATGTATTATTTTTTGGTGGGTCGCGGGTGTCGTAATAAGTGTTCGTTCTGTTTTACTTCGTGGGCGAATAAGTATCAGACGGTTCCTCCAAAAAGGTTGGCACCTCTTCGAGCGTTGGCAGATCGAGGTCGGAGTATTTATTTCGTTGGGAATGACACGGGAGAGTTTGCGACTCTCGATTGTTCAGCGGCTCAGTCGGTGTCGGTGAAACGCTTTCTTCAGGCTCCGCATAAGTATGCTAAGTCAAAGTTTCTTCATATAGGAATTGAGGGGTTGACCCCGCAGCGTAGGCTTTGGTATCGCAAGCCAATCGAACCGGAAGAGATTAGGTCAGTTTTGGCAATAACCAAACGGTTGAAGATAGATTGGGAATTGTTTCTGATAGTGCATCAGCCGTTCGATGTGGATGCGTTTGTCGAAGAGCTTCCAGCAGACATTGACCGTTATCCTCGGGTAGTTATGAAGTTTACGCATTTAGATCCAACACCTTACACTCCGATGGAAAATCACGATTTGATGAATGAGTGTGATATTAACCGCGATGAGATTTTCTGCAAGGTGGCCGGAAAGAATAGAAGATTTCGTTCGTTTCCTGTTATGCGAGCGGCGCAGGAACATACGTTCTGTATCTTGCGCAGATCTACGTTGGAGCAAGCAAGGATAGTCATGGAGTCCAGGAAGTTCTGGAGAAAGAGTTTGGATGAGTGGAGAGAGTTTATTTTTAAGCATGGTTTGGAGGATGTTTATAGGGGCAACTTCGAAAAGGATTTTCCAATGGTCATGCCTTATGCGAAAGCTTGCGAAACGGTGAAGAAGAAGTTCGTTTTACCGAACGACGGTAATCCACAGGCGGAGTTGGAGTTTTATCGTAGAATCAAAGCCAAGATGATAAAGGAGAAATAATGCAGTTGGATACCTCTTTGTTTCAAGAGGCAGAGAGGGAGCTAGGAATTTCTCCGCTCGAAATACATAGGTTTCTTGTATCTTTAGCCGCAAAGACAGGCGAAAAAAAGTTCATCGTACCTTCCATGTATCTTAAGGAGAAGTACATTCATGAACCCGTGAGTTGTACGAGATGGCTGAGAGATCCAGAGTATTTTGGCCATGTTGGTAATAATGTTTGGCCAATGGTAAGAAGCGATTTTTTACGGATAATGGAGGCCAATCCCAGACCGCTTCGGGTGGTGTTGTCTGGATCAATAGGGTGGGGCAAGACGTTTCTTTCCGCGTTGTGTATGAATCGGATTCTTTATGAGCTTGGTTGTTTGAGAGATCCTCAGGGGTATTATGGTTTGTCTCCAGCGTCTCATATTTCATTCATGAATTTGTCCGTATCTGCTACGCATGCTCGTCGTGTGTTTTTTGCAACATTAAGAGATATGATGGACGGGTCACCATGGTTTCGGAAGTATTTTCCTCGTTCTCAGGATTTGAAGCTGGCGTTGTATTGGCCGCAGCGGTTCATTTCTTTTGTGCCGGGTTCGTCGTCTGAGCTGGCTCCGTTGGGAGAAAATCTTTTTGGCGGTGTTATTGAGGAAGCTAATTTCTTCCCGGTTGTGGTTGGTAGCAAGAAGATTCGAAATCCAGCGGAGAGGGAGTGGGATCAAGCTAAGAAACTTCACGATGCTGTTTGGCGGCGAATGAAGTCTCGGTTCCAGAAGAAAGGCAGAATTCCGGGGATGTTAATTTTAAATTCGTCAGCTAAATATCCAGATGATTTTTTGGATAAGATAATAGCTGAGAATGATCCTTATACGATGGTCATTTCTCACTCTACGTGGGAAACTAAGCCAGCTTCTAGGTTTTCGGGTAAGAAGTTTTATGTTTTTGTTGGTGACGCCTGGTCAAAACCGCATCAAATAAGGGATGATAAGGAGTTGGAGGTGTACAAGAAGAAGGGTAAGGTGGTAGCAGTTCCAATAGAGTATAAGTCGGATTTCGATAGAGATTTGGAAGGTGCTATTCGAGATGTGGTCGGTTTAAATGTCCGCTCGCTTCACAGGTTTTTCACCAACGATGATGCCATTAAGGCTTGCGTGGATTCAAGAATTCCGGTTCCGTTTTCAACGATGTATTCTGGAGGGATAGTTTCGACCGAGTTGAATCTGGCACTTCGGTTTCGAGATTTGGTAGATCCAAGGATACCGCAGGATAAGCCACCTCGACCCGCTTTAAATCCAGAAGCTAG